CGCAATATCGGTGTCAGCGTCGACCACATAATACCGATCGCCCTGCAGGGAAACATCAAGTGGTCGCTGTTGCGTGATGCCGGGGATGGTCCTGACATTGTCCTTGCCAACCAGGGCCTTGAGCCTGCCTGGAACAATCTCGTCGTAAAACTTGCGCATCCCTGCTTCAGTGGACTCGCCCTTAGCGTCTTGCGGAAAGCGCAGGAAGGACTTGTAACCGTCAATGAATGCAACGCGGTCGTAGCCCTCATCAACTGCACGCCTGATGATGTTCTTCAGGGACAGGTCAACCCACTCGTTGGTGTTTTTGACAAACTGGCCTTCGGGAATCCCTGAGTTTTTGGCATCAATTAGATTGTTGCCCCAGTCTATTTCTTCAGCTTGTTTGTTTGTAAGCGTGCCGTATTCTTCCATTAGGATATTACGCTCATCAGGTGCAAGCCCTGGCTGATCAAGCTTGCTTTTGATGGCTGCAAGTTGATCACGAAGCCCTTCTAGTCTTTTAATCCCTTCTTTAATTTGCTGATCAAAATTTTTCGGGGCGAACCCCTTTTTACGGCCTTCTTGCGCCCAGTCAGACTGAAGCTCTTCGATGAAAAGCACATTCTTGTTGTCGGCGTCCACACGGTCATTCATTCTGATATGGGATATGACGTTGGGATCTGACCAGTGCGACGAGCGGAAGTTGTCATCGTACTTTTCTGAAGACGGGACCTTGAGCAAGACCTCGCGGTAATTTTTGCCGCCCGGCTCTTGATACTCGTGGTACTCGGTCAGCCGCTCTCCAGGCTTGGTGCCATAGCTGTGGGTCCTGCTGAACTTGTTGATGTCCTCTTCGGCCTTCATCGCAAACTCAGCGGCGTCCAAATCGTTTTCCGCAAGGGCCTTCTGATAACGCTCATCGGCAAGCTTGCGCAACTGATTGATCTGCCTGTAGTCATTGACATTTAGGCCTGGCATGTACAAGTCGGCAAACCCCTTCATGTAGGGCGGTATGACAGATCTGCTCAGGACCACTTCCTCGACATCGGGCATGGTGCCCTTGGTCATGGCCTGAACCTCCTCACGCGTGACATTAGGCGTGGCAGCAAGCTTTTGAGCTAGGCCTGCCTCCTCAAGGCGCTGCTTGCTGATGCCTGCCCGTGTGAACTCATTGAGGAAGGCTTGCCCCGGCCCTTGCTTGCGCTGCAGGGTGGTGGCCGTCTCTTCGATCGGGTTGTAAAAGCCAAGCTTGCTGACAGGTGCGTTGACGTTCAGTGGCGCTACCATGCTTAAGGCATTGCCAAGCGGACCCTCGCCAAACATGGCCTGGTCAATTGGGCGCAGCATCTCTCGGCCTGCAGACCTACCAAAGTCGAGTGCTGATGTCGTGGCGGCTTTGACCGAGGGCATAGCGAGCCTGGCAGCAGGACCAATCAAAGGCACATAGCCGATGGCCGCATCGATGCTTGGGCCTATCATCTTTGAGTAGTCGTCTTCCTTTACGGCCTCAGACATCTGGTTATAGATGCGCTCGGGGTCGGGCACTAACATGCCGACGCTCTTACTCAATAACTGATTGATGCCTCGTGCTTGAGGTGCTGGGGCACCAAGCGCTCTTAAACCGCCTACAACCGCACGATCAAGCGTGGTTGGCATGACAGATTGCGGCGTCTCAGTCATCTCTGCTGGAGGCGGCTCAACGCGTCTGAGCAGGTCTTGAGGCGTTGTTCCCATCACGCTCTTGTAGCGCTTAGCTTCCACAGCCTCACGGCGCCTGCGCTCTTGCTCTGCAGCCTTGGCGGCCATGGGATTGAAGTTAAACATCTGGGTGGGATCGCCACCGTCTTGCATGTGGACTGCGCCGCCTTCTTTGTACTCAAAGTCCTCGGGATTGCCGCGGATGGGCTTCTTGCCCAGCACGAGCGGTCCGATCTGGATGATGCCTTCCTCAGTGCCAATGATCGGCTCCATGGTCTTGCGATCGTAAAAGAAGCCACGGCGCTCGGGGTCATAGCCGATCTGGGCGTAGTCCTTGCTGCGCAGGGCTTCCATGGCCCTCTCGACGGCTTCCTCGTCACTGCCAGGCTTGTAAGCGCCGCGGATGGTGGCGAAGGATGATTTGTTTTCTTCACCCTTGGCAACCTTGCGCGCAGCCTTGGTGCCGGGCAACATCTTGGTTTCACCCTCGAGCATCATGGTCGGGGTGTAAATAGTCTTAGGCTCATCAGCAGGCGGCTTTAAGCGATGCTGTGATGTAACCCAAGTGCCATTTTGCGAGTATGAGGGGATGTCGAGCCTGCTCAGGATAGTCTCACCTGGCGTAAGCACATCAGTGCGGCCAAAGTCCTTGGCCTTGTCCTTGGAGAGTGCTGCCAGTGCTTCTTCAGCCGTGGCAGGCTTGGGTATGAACTCGTAAGGTGTGACAGGCTTTAGCTGGTCAACGATGGCGTAATACTGCTCGCGGGTGATCTTGCCCTGCTCGTAAAGCCTGGCAGCCTGCTGCAGTTCAGGCATGCGCTTGGTGACATCCTTGAAGTTCATGTCCAGGCGGCTGACGGCAGGCTTGGGCGCACCGTACAGCATCTCGAGTACCTTCTTCGCGTCTGTTGGCTTGGGCATCATCGGCCTCCGTTTGCGCGGGATGATAACCGTTTGCGGTTAGCTTGCATACGGATTGGTCCTTACGATGCCTGCGTCCACATAGTCCTCGGGGTCGTAGTCATCAGGCGGTAGCGGGTCGATGTTGAGCCAGCTTGCGTCTCTGAGATACCTAAGCGCCTGGCTGAAGGCGTCGCAAAAGTCATCGTGGTCGGTATTCGGGAAGCTGCAGATCTGCGTGACCATGGCCTCAGCCCAGTCACGGACATAGCCTGGCCTGTTGCTGGACTCGGGCACATACACCCTTCCTGCTTTCACGATGTTGGCCACAATCGATAAGCGCTGGATCTTGTCAGCCCTGCCGGGGTTGTAGGCCCTCACCGGGATGTGCGCGCGCTGCAGGTCTTGTATCAGCACGATGCCGGCGGCTTTGTCTTCGACTAGGACCAGGTCCACCTTCTTAGCGGTCTTGCCCTCACCGAAGATGATCTCGAACTCGTCAATGACCTTGGGCTTCAGGTCGGGGTACTGCAGCCGGTCCTGCCAGGCGTCGATGATCAGTACACACATGCCACCGTCCTGGGGCTTGAAGACACCGAAAGTTATTGATGCAGTGGGATCGTTGACCGTCTTTTCAGTGAAGGCGCAGTCATAGCTTTGGACCACAAACTCGAGCTTGGGCAGTTCCTTGCCAGCAGGCCAAAGCTTGAACCAGTCGCGTTGGACAATACCACCCTCCTCGGGGTCGATGATCTCAGCGTAGATCTCCTGCCTTCCAAGCTTGGTGCCCTCGTACTGCAGGATCTGGCGCTTGAAGTTCTCACTCAGATTATCCAGGTTTGAGTAAGTGCTTGCCGTGGTAAGCACTACATCATCACCCTCGCGGCTGATCAGGTCGATGATCAGGTCCTTGGGCTTGGGTGTTGTGGTGCAGATCAGCCTGGTCTTCATGTCGGGCAGCTTTAAGCGCATACCAAACTGGATCTGGTCCCAGGCTTCCTGGATGTACTCCCAGGCGGCTAACTCATCGAGCCAGCCACCGTGGAACTGTGGACCGCGGAAGCGCTCAGGCTCCGAGGCGGGTATGCCCTTGATCAGCGAGCCGTTGGTAAGCTTGATCTCATGCAAGGCCTTGTTGTAATCAGCGATCAGGACCGCAGGAATCACGCTCAGGAGGCCCGAATCGCCCTCGAAGCATGTACCCCTTACGTCACTGCTCGTTGGGGCCGCCACGAGCCATCTGGTGGCTTTGTAGGACTGTGCCCACCAGCCAATCTGCTCGGCTGCAGTTCGAGTCTTGCCGGCACCGCGGCCTGCCAGCATGAGCCATATGGACCACCAATCCCCGTGCGGTAGGATCTGGTGCTTGAGTGCTCGAGTGAGCCACATCATGCGCCAGGCCCAGGCAGCAGCCGCCTGTGGCTCTAGCCTGGTGTACTGCTCGCGGATCTGTGGATCTTTGAGCAGGGCCTCAAGGTCACTTGTCCCCAAGCTGTCTCTTAGCCTCGAGGTTCTTGAGCATGGCGTCGAAGATACTAATGTCAGCCTGCACGGCTACGGGATTGTCAGCATCGCCAGCGTGAGTCAATCTCTCACCGTACTTTTTGGGGTTCCACTTGGCCAGCAGCTTGAGCCGTGTCTCGATCTGCAGCTTGCGGTGACCGAGCATGTCCTCCCTGGTGACTATGATGCCGCCTTCAGTCTCGACCTGCTTGGTACCCCACTTGGGCGTGTCGGCTAGCTCGAGGCACTCCTCGGCCATCTTGTCGTAGCCTGCTTCGCGGGCGCGTGCGATGCGTACCGAAAGCTCGGGGTCCTGCGCCATCCATTCATACATGTTCGTCCAATGAGGCATATGCTCATCTCTGCATATTTGCCTTAGTGGCTCTCCTTCACTTAAGCGCCTTGCGATCTCTGCTGCTAGTTCAGGGGTGT